ACTTCATCTACTTTTTCGACTTCATCTACTTTTTGTAATTTACAATTTTCTTTTTGTTTATTTACAAATTTTGAAAAATTATCAAATTGATTATTATTTAATAATTTATTTTTTAATAAATTAATATCCCATCCTTGTCTCTCAAGAGATTGTAAAGATCTTGTTAATATCATTCCCATTCTAGTATATAAACTTTCAATTTGATATAAATTTTTACAAATTAAGTATTTACATATAATATAAGATATATCAAAATAATCCAATTCTTCATTTTGGGATATGAATAAAATATTATCTTTTATAGCACAAGAAACGTTTTCTTCAAATATTTTATTTTGATATTCATATTTTTTTGTAATACAATTTGTAATTTTAATATTAATATTTTCTATTATATTTTTAGCATCATTTGTAAAATGATCATTATAATTACCTTGTTTATCATACAAAAATAAAGGTATACGATTTGTAATATATTTTGATATTTGTTTTGCTAAAGGAGACTCAATTATAGTATTAATATTAATCTGTTCTATAATTTTATTATTTAACCAAGTTGCTCCACATTTTATATAAAATTTTTCAAGTGATAAATTTATAGGACAATGTGTAGGTAATAAGGTAGATAATAATCTAGAATCGTCTATTAATACACAATCTGTAATATTAGAAATATATGTATATTTTTTTAATTTATCTTTAGAATCATATTTTAAAGATGGAAAAATTTGTAAATCTTTAATATCTTTAAAATCAAAATCATCATCTAAATTAGTAGAAATTTCAATTAGCCATGATATAAAAATATTACAATTTTGAATATCACATCCATTATGAATATTATTTAATTCAAAATATCTTTTATAATTTTTAACTATATTTTGATATAATTGTAAAGGAGTAGGCGTATCTGTAACACCTAATTGTGATAAAAATAAAAAACTACTATTTTCTTTTATTTCAATATAATCAATTATATTAGAATATATATATTCTTTATTATTAAAAAAAATTTCATTGTATTTATAATAATTATTATTAAATGGAATAAAAGATATATTTTGAATTATATCAATATGATTTTTTAATTCATCAATTCTAGATAAAAAATATTTAAAAATATTTTCCATTTGTATTTCTTCGATTTTATTTGTTTGCAACCAGTTAATTACTAATTCAATAGGTATTTCATAATCTATTTGTAATATTTTAGAATAACATTGCAAATCATTATTTATGTAAGGAAAATTTAAAGGATTTTTTTCTACATAACATTCATTATAATTTTTTAATGACTGATTAGTTAAAATAAATGGAATTTTATTATTTTCATAATCTGATTTATAATATTCCATATTATTTATTAAAAACTCAATGACTATTGATTTATTTGTACATTGTAATAATTCATTTAGTTTTGGTTTTTTTTTTAAACCAATTTTTTCTAATATTTCAATTTGTGTAGACGTTCCTGTAATATCCGAAATTGTATTGAAATCTAATGATTCTAAGTTTTTATTATAAAAATACATATTTTTTGTTATAAATTTATTAGTTTTATTTGAATTCCAAAATATTTTAGAATTTTCTAATATATTAATATTTTTATCATCAATTTCTACTAATTCAATTAAATTATCTAAAATTTCATTATTTGTACTATTTTGGTCATAATTGTTAATAAAATCTATAATACTAAGTTTTGTTTTAACTCCTAATTCAATAAATAAATTTTTGTTTAAATTTGTTAAATCTCCAGAAATATAATTTAAATTTATTATATTATGCTTATCATTTTCAAAATAAGTTTCATTTGGTTTGCATAATAATTGTTGTGTTTTATTTATAATTGGTATACATTTTATATTTTTTAAAAATGAAATTAATGATATTTTAGTATGATTATCTAATTCCAAAGAATTTAAAGATAAATATTTTAAAAAATTTTTAATATTATCTATATTTTCAATATTATTATTTTGTTTAAAAAATAAATTAGTAAATAAAACTATTGGTATTTTGTTCCAATTAAAATATTTTTCTAAATCATTTTTATTAAATTTAATAAATATATTATAATCTATTACAATATCGGATTTAATTAAAAAATCTTTTTGATTTTCATTAAGATAATATTTAATATTATGTAATTTAAGAAATGTTAAAACTATATTATTAAATAATTTTATTGAATTTATATTTTTTTTATTCATTTCAATTAACCATTCTAACAAATCATTAATTATTTCAAAATTAATGGAATTATAAATTTGTAATTCATAATTTAATATTTTATCATCAAATTTAATAATTAAATTATTATTCATTAAAATTTCAAAAAAAGTAAGTCTATCATTCACTTTTTGAATAGTAACATACGGAGATGAAATATATTTACAAATCAAATATTTTCTATCGTCTTTTATATTTAATTTATATTCCTCATTAATAAACATACAATTTTTTGAATCTATATATTCATTTTGTTTTTTAACATATATATTCAAATTATTATTGCATTTATTTATAAAATTGTGTAAAATTATATTACCAATCTCATTTAATGGTGTAGATTTAATAAAAGACAAACCTCTTATAATTTTATAGTAAATTTGTAAATGATTCGTTTTACAATAATAATTATAAAATTCTTTAAGTAATATTCCTATATTTGAAAGTAAAAATATATTCCATTCTTTTATTAAATGATCATTTAAATCCATATTTTCTCGCTCAACTGTTGCAATAAATTGAGCATTTATATCAAAACCAAATCCAGTTGTTTGTTGTGTTTTATACCCAATAAATACATATCCTTCTGTGAAAGCATCGGAATCATTTAACGAAATTTGTATTAATGTTTTTTTTGGAAGTTTTTTTGTCATATGTTTTACTATTTTTGACATATACTCTGAATTATATTCAATATCTATTTCTGCAGATAATTGAATATTTTTATTATTTAAAATAGAATAAATATTCAAATTACATTTATTTATTTTACTGATTATATTTTTACTTGAAAATCCATTATAATTATTTAAAGATTCGGAATATACAGATTTCTTTATATATACTTCATTATTAAAATATATTTTATTTATCATTTTAGTAAATAAAAGAGAATCATTTAAAAAATTTTTGATATTCAATGAATTTAACCAATCTTCAAAAATATCATTATTAACATTTTCAAATATAAATATTGTATTTTCATTATATTTTTCAGAATTTATTAATTGAGTTTTAAGAGACATATTTTTAAATCGAAATTGTAGCATTTTTGCTCCAGAAATTATTGTTGGATATTCACTTATACTAAATACACTATAAAATCCAACACCAAAACAACCTATTTTATTTTCTTCTGGATTTCCAGACGCTATTGTGCAAATTCTTGTCCAATCTATATCTCTAAAAATAAAACCATCATTTATAATATGAATCTCATGTTTTTCAGGATATAAATTTATTTTAAAAAATGTAGAATTTGAATCATCTGAATTTTGAATTAATTCACGTAATACAGTATATTTACCAGAATATCTTGCCAATATTTTCATAATTAATTCTCTTTCATTTATTTCTATTGATCTCTTAAAATTAGATTCTAAAAAATATTTATCTAAATCTTTTGTATTAACCATAAATTAAGAATTTATTTTTTAATTTACTTTTTTTTTAAATAAAAATGATTTATTTTTTACTTAAATTATTATTAATCATTATTCTAAATTATTTATTATAAAATTTATTATAAAATTTATTATAAAATGAATATTCATTTTACAATGAATACAAAACAAAATTTATATAAAATATTACCAGAGAATATTAAAAATCAAACTATACCAAATGAAATAATATCACTTATATCTACATATATTCCACAAGTATTAACTGATGTAGATATTCATCAAGTTGTTAAAGATTATTTCTCAAATAATAAAAATAAAAATAAAATTCAAAAAAAATATGGTAAGATTAATAATTGGAATGTATCTAATGTAACAAATATGAGTTGTTTATTCCAAAATGTAATCAATTTTAATGAAAATATTAATAGTTGGGATGTATCTAATATTATAAACATGGATTCGATGTTTATGAACGCAACTATTTTTAACAAACCTCTCAATAATTGGAATGTATCGAATGTAAAATCAATGATTGGTATGTTTAATATTGCTGATAATTTTAATCAACCTCTAAATAATTGGGATATGCAAAATGTTATAGATATACGCTGGATGTTTCTTCATGCATATGAATTCAATCAACCTCTCAATAATTGGAATTTAAAAAATGTTCGACATATGGAAAGTTTATTTTGTCATGCCTATGCATTTAATCAACCTATTAATAATTGGAATGTTTCCAATATAACTGATATGGGTGGTTTGTTTTGCTGTACACAGTCATTTAATCAACCTTTGGATAATTGGAATGTATCTAATGTTAAAAATATGATGTCTATGTTTAATGTTACTAATAGTTTTAATCAACCATTAAATAATTGGAATACATCTAATGTCACAAATATGTCTCATATGTTTGATAATGCACATTCATTTAATCAACCTTTGAATAATTGGAATTTATCTAGTATGAACAATATGAGTTATATGTTTTTTGGAGCTGAAAATTTTGATCACCCTTTAAATGATTGGAATATTGTACATGTTAAAAATACAAAGGGAATATTCATGTGGACTATAGCATTTCACAATTCAAATAATTTACATATAACAACTAAAAAATGGATATCAGATTTAAGAGTGAAACAAAAAATTGTTCAAAAGAAAGCAGATCGACTTGATGCAGAAATAGCTTCATATAAAGCAATGAAAGCAAATTTATCAAAACAAATTGAAGCAAAAAAGTAATACAAATTTAAAAAATACTGAAAACAAAAAAAACAAAAAACAAAACAAAAACAAAACAAAAAAGTAATGCCACCATCGTGTATTATGTAATAATATACTTTGCCGGGTCCTAAGTCCGGAATTATAAAAGCTGCAGAAGGATTTTTTATTCTAAATAAGTTGAAAAAATGAATATTTTTTTATTTTAAATTTGATAAATTTATTTTGTTAAATAAAATGTCATTTTCAAGTAATGATACGCTTGAAAAGTTAGAAAAATTATTACCGGAAAGTATTAATAATAAATCAGTACCGAAAGACGTACTAGTTATTATAGATGAATATATTCCTAAATTAAATAATGAAAATATTCATCAAGCTGTAGAAGATTATTTGTCAGATGATAAAGATCGAAAACAACAAGTAATTAATAAATACGGACCAATAAATAATTGGAACGTGTCTCAAGTGACAAATATGAATCGTATGTTTTCTCATGCATATTATTTTAACCAACCTCTTAATAATTGGAATGTATCTAATGTAACAAGTATGGAATATATGTTTCATGAAGCACGTTGTTTTAATCAACCTATTAATAATTGGAATGTTTCGCATGTAACAAATATGCAATTTATGTTATCAAACTCTATTGAGTTTAATCAACCTCTTAA